GATGTCTGCTGTTGATTCAGCGATGCTTCGTGGTTATTGGAGAATGTGGCAAGACGATCCAGTAATGTTAGCGATGATAACTAAATGGATTGATCGGGCAGAAAACGGAGCAAACCCTGACATTGTTATAAACGGCTTTCTTACTGAATTAGAAGACAGCGAATGGTATCAATCGCATAGTAGCGATTGGCGTGACGCTGAAGATATGAAGTGGAATGACCCCGGTACTTGGGCTGAACAAATGGAAGTTTACGAAGCAGATATTCGTATGATGTCAGAAAGCCTAGGTTATTCATTAAGCGATCAAGACATTATTGATTTGGCTGACGAGTGGGGCCACTACAACTGGACTGACGCTGAAATTGAAAGAGAAATTATTAACATTGCTTATTACGAGCAAGACGATTTTGTTGTCGGAGACATGCCTTCTCAGGGTACGGTACGAGATGAATACAATCGTATTAAAGAATACGCAGCGCAAATGTTTGTGACCATTTCTGATGATTGGGCTTGGAGAATGGCTAACAATGTTGTCACTGAGCAAACTACTGGCACTAATATTGATTCTCAAATAAGAGATATTTTTAAAACTCAATATGATTTTTATGATGCTGACAAAGTAGACGGCTGGGGTGCTACTGGCACTACTGCTAGCGATGCTTTTGCTCCTGTGTTGCAGGCTGTTCAGACAACATTGGGTGATTTTTCTATAGGTTTTGATGATGAATGGTTTCAAAATAATATGACTGTTGTTGATGAGGATGGGAACACAAGATTTGTTACGCAACAAGAGGCTGTTAAAAAGGCTCAGCAAGATGAACGTTTTCTTACTACGGATAAGCATGTTCGTGATATGAAAGATTTTTCTAATGCGATGATGAGAGTGTTTGGAGTTAGGTAATGGAAACTTTAGGTTTATGGAGTACAGGCGATGATGTCGCGGAACTTCAAGAGTTTTTGCGCGATAATAATTTTACTGATGATGACGGTAACGCTATAGAGGCTGACGGAGTGTTCGGTCCTAAAACTCGTGAAGCGTTAATAAAGTTTCAACAGGCTTCTGGTATAGATGATGATGGTGTTTATGGTCCTCAGAGTGCTGGCGCTAGGGAAAGTTATGTTCCTGAAGCAGAAACTGAGACAGAAACTGAAACAGAAACTGAAACAGAAACTGAAGAAGAAGAAGAAGAAGAAGAACCTGATCCTGAAGGTGAAGGTACTGTTGGTGGCGATGATGTAGTAGAAGTAGATACTGCCATAAGAGATGAGTTTGTCTCTGGCTTAGAACTTATTGGGATAAGCAGAGAAGACGCTATGAACATGTGGTCTGATATTGAAGAAGAGTTTATTGCAGATCCTAATTATACGGTTGATGACGCTCTTGTAGATATTTATGACACAGATGCTTTTAAGAATCGTTTTCCGGGTATCGCTGAATTAATGCGCGATAGAGAAAATGCTGAAGATCCTACTAGTATTATTATCCCTAGCATTCCTGAGTATTTAGATGCTGAGGCTGCTCTTGTTAATGGTTTAGATTCTTTAGGTATTGATATATCGCAAGTATTTATTGGGAGCAGAGAGACTATTGACGGTTTTGATATTAATAGAGGAGACAATTTTTCTGACCTTGTTGGGCGTTTAATAACTCAAGGTGTTAATGCCGATGATATTACAAAACGTATTGATGGTGCATCTCGTATCATTGGTGAAACTGTGCCTGACGAAATAAAAGATATTTATACTACTTGGTATGGTGATCGTGCTGGCGGTAATTTAATATTAACGTTTTTAGATCCTGATGCTAGTTGGGCTGATATATCTGCTGATATTGAAACTGCTGAAGTTGGAGGATGGGCAGATCTTTACGGTGATTTACAAATAAGTCAAGATGCTGCTGGAAGAATTGCTGGTTTAAATATTGCAGCGTCAGGGTTATGGGATACTTTTAGTTCTGTTAAAGAACAAGAAGCATTGTTTGTTGAAAAAATTGGTGAGCAAGATTTCACCGCTGAAGTTGAAGGTCTTGAGTCTGCACTTGGTGTAGACTTAGATGATGACGATATAAGTGATAATGTTGTAGAACAACGTAGACAGCAACGTGTAGCAGAGTTTTCTGGTGGCGGTGGTGCTATATTGACACAACAAGGTACTGGATTTGGGAGCGCGTAATGCCTAGAGTACAAACATCAAAGTCTAAAGGTAAGGCTAAAAAACAGCCTTATAAGAAAACCAAGAAAAGAAAGGGCTACTAATGGCAGTAAGCACTAGATATTTTTACCGGGATATGGTTGAACGTTCTGTAGCAACGTTCGCTCAATCATTCCTTGCAGTTTTTGTGGTGGGAGATATGAGCACACTCAAGACTGCTGCTATGGCAGGAGCAACAGCGCTACTAAGCGTTGTTAAGTCAGGTGTAGCGTCACGTTTCGGTGACGGTTCAGCATCCGCTATTGATTAATAGTTGCATATATACACACCTGTTTGTATAATATTCACTAGGCCGTTGTGCGCTCCTTATGGGCCGACGTGAGCCTCATCTATCTAGATCGCCCACGCTCTAGATAAGTAAAACAAAGTGGTAGACGGACCGAATTGTGGCGGTTTGGATCATCCGTATTAGTCATCTATCCGTAGAGTCACCTCCGACTTTGCGAGTGTCGTCAAAGGAGAGACATCATGGAAACCGAAAATCAGGAAGAACACAGCAGCATTAAGGATTTGCGAGATGCAGCCGAACGGGGACGTAAGGCTTCGCAGGAACTTGATACGATGAAACGTGAGATGGCGTTTCTTAAAGCAGGTGTTGATTTGGAGAAGAAGGCTGGTCAACTATTAATGAAAGCCTACGATGGGGATCTGGAACCAGAACTCATTAGGGCTGAGGCTGAGGAACTAGGCGCTGTTATGGGTGCTGCTCCTACTCCAGTTGAAGAAGTTCAAGAAATTGATACTTCTACTGCTGAGAGACAGGCTCTTGTTCAAGATAGTGTGGCCCCTGAAGCAACAACTGAGAGTCCTTATGACAGAGGGCATAAAGAATTTCAAGACATGATCAATGAGGGTCGTCCTAAAGAGGATGCCGCTGCGAGATTTGTCCACACAGTTCTTGAAGCCGCCGGTCAAGGGGATGAAAGGGTTACCAACAGGTAATGGCGTTATACGCATATAGGTGCTCTGACTGCCTTCATGAATATGAAACACGTCAGAGTATGCGAGATGAGGCACACATAGATTGCCCTGAATGTAACGAACCTACATTACGTAGGATTATGTTCGGCAATGTGACTCCATCTTCTACACCTACTCGTATGAATTCGGTACCTCCTCGTAGGCAAGAGCCTTCGTGGGAAAAAGGTAAAGCCGGAGAGTACAGACCTGATGGTAGTTTTGCTCCATATCTTAGACCTGATGATGGAACACCCATGGGTGTCAAAGAGTTTGCCGATAATCGTGGTAAGTACGAGAAGAAACTACGGGAAGTTCGGGCTGGTAAGTTCTAGTCCAGAGTTCATTATCCATTTAGTTTCACTTTAAAGGAGTGTTAAACCATGTCATACGCTGGCAAGGTGACAACCTACGACCTTACCGTTGGTGAGAAAATTGATATTGATGAGTTAATTTACCTCATCTCTCCAGTTGACTCGCCAATGATTAATGGTATCGCTTCTGATGGCAAGCAAATTCTTGCTTCGTCAGGTTGCACCGAAACAACTTTCAAGTGGATGGACGAGGAGATTCTTCTTCCTCGTGCAGCCGCTGACGCAGTTAACTCAAGCACTGGTACAAGCGTAACGTCTGTATCTGTTTCTGCTGCTGACTCCTACAAATTCCAAGTTGGTGACCTTGTTACCGTCATGGATGAAGGCGCAGCACAGCACAACGCCGTTCTTCGGGTAACTGCTGTTAACAACACAAACGGTGACCTTACCGTCGCTGGATGGGCAAACCACAGTGACCAAACTGCTATCGCAGTTGGCGACATTGTAACTTGCCTTGGTACTGCATTAGCAGAAGGTTCCGATCCCGGAACTGCACGTTCAAAAGACCGAGTAATGCGTTCAAACTACACGCAAATCTTTGGTCCTACTCCGATAGAAATGTCACGTACTGAACAACAGATCAGTCGTTACGGTGTACCGGATGAATTTGCTAAGCAAGTATTTAACCGTTCCATTGAGAACGTAGTAACACGTGAACAGGCTTACCTTTACGGTCAACCTGTAAACGACACAACCAACAAATACCGTTCAACAGGCGGTCTTTCATATTGGCTATCAAGCAACGTTTCAACAGCAACTTCGTTGACTGCTGCAAACATTGATACCCAGTTGCAAGCCTGCTACAACGCTGGTGGCGTACCAGATCTTCTGATCGCTAACCCAATTTCGTTGAGCGACCTTAATGACACCGCTAACACAAGCACGGTGCGCCACGTTATTGACGATCCTCGTCGTGGACGTGTACCAACAATGTCAATCTTCTCCGAATTCGGACAAGTAGATGTTGTACGCAACCGTTGGGTTAACGCTGAAACTGCTTTCCTCGTTAAGAAAGAAAACATTTCACGTCGTGTCATGCAACCACTGGTTGTTGAAGCACTAGCAAAAACCGGCGATGCTGACAAAGTTCAGATCGTTTGTGAAGAAGGGTTACAAGTTAAAGGACAAAACCACATGGCGTTCTTTAAACAACTAACCTCTTACACAGGTTCTGCTTGATAACTGCTAGTAACAGTAACTACTAAGAGATGGGGGAGAGTCAGCAATGGCTCTCCCCAATCTTGGTTTAATCTGCTACTATCTAATCGGAGGTTATTATGCCAACTGTTGCCGATGCTATTACTCGTACTAAAAGACTTTTAAATAGTAATACCCGTACCGAACTTGACGCTTTAAACGGTGCTCTTGCCGCTACAACTACTAGTACTATACGGCTCGCTTATCAAACGGATAGTATTCGTGCCGGGTCGTACATATCTTTGTTTGATCCTGTAAACTCTCCGAGCGTAGCGCCTGAAACTATGTATGTTCATAGTCGTAACGGTGAATATGCAACCGTTCAGAGAGGTGTAGATGGTAGTAATACACATACGTGGGGTGATGGTACAACTATAGAAGTTGAGCCACGCTTTACTGATCATCAAATCTTTGAAGCAGTTAAGGATGCTATTAGGGCTATACCTAATAACCTTTACGCTGTTTCTTCTCTTGAAACTTCTGTGACTACGACAGCGACTGCTGTTAATTTTGATGTTTCATCTACTGGTTTCTTTCATGTGTTGCAAGCAACTCGTAGTCCTAGGTCTCAGAAAGAACGTTGGGTTAAAGCCAATGTAAAAATATATCGTGACATGAACACAACAGACTTTGCGTCTGGTTGGATGCTTGCTATGCAAGAAGAACTAGAGAAAAACGTTACTGTTCGTGTAACTTATGCTCACCCGTTTATTACTTCTACTCTGAATCCGAATACGGATCTGGTGAGTACGGTAAAGATGGGAGCAGAGATGCAAGATATTCCGTCATTAGGTGCGGCAGCAACTCTGATGCTCGCTGAAGAATCCAATCGTCTAGACTTGCACGCAATGGGTGATTCGCGGGGTGACTCAGCACTGACAGCAGGAGATCGCGCTCGGCATTCCATGCTTCTGCAAGCCCAGTATGATCGTCGGGTAAGTCAGGAGGCTCGGAGGCTAATGTCACTTTACGGAGTTCGCGCTGACGGCGCAACAAGCGCTGTATTTCCAACGACGATACGTTAGTCATGGCTACTCCTTTACATCAAAGTGTTCGTGATTCTTTACCTGTACGGCTCGGTGATAGACGTTATAACATAGATCCTCAACGACTTCAACGGGCTACTGTTGATCCTATCAGACAAGGGTTTGATACGCAGGGTACTCCGGGTGAGCAGTCGTTGAATCAGGCTGGTGTGTGGAAGCGTTCTCGTACTGATTGGTCTTTGGGTGCTGGCCAGTTGAATGCTGATTTGAATACTTCTTCTGATCGTAGGTTTTATGCTTCTTCTGGTGTGGATGTTTGGACTGAGGGTGAGGTTAAGTTACTTCCTAAAGTAACTGAAAAAAGAGATGACAATGCGACTAGACAATTTATGGCTACTGCTGTTGTTGGTACTACTAATTATATTTATGTACTTGATGGTAATGATGTTTATTATTCAACTGATATAGGTGAGAACTGGTCTGCGATAAGTGCACCTACTGGTGCTGATACTCTTGTTGCTATCGCCAGTGATGGGTTAAATATTTATGTTGCTTCGGCTGCTGGCAGCGGCGAGGTTCAAAGGATTCAAGGATCAACTGTTCCTACTAGCACAGCGAACACTGACTATTGGACTATAGATGATGTTGATGGTTTGTGGGTAGCGAACGGTTACTTGATTGCTTCTGTAGGTAGCAGACTTACTGTGCTTGCTACTGGTTCAGCACCTGCAACATCGTTAGATATTATT